CCCCCCCCCCCCCCCCCCCCCGCACCCCCAAACCCTCCAAACCCCCCCGCCTCACCCGTCTTGTCACAAAAGACACACTCGGAGGATGGCTCATCCGTGAGCCAATCGCACGCGCCATGCAGAACTATGCACAACAAACAGCCCAGCGCCACCAGCGAGAAGGCCGACCCGGCCACCCCGCCCAGCCCTGGTGGTGGAAATACGAAGTGGGCCTGCACTGCAAATGGTGCGTAGGGTTCTGGCTTGCCGCGGGCACACTCATCACCGAAAAAGCAACACGCGGCACATGCGCCCGCCCCATCATCCGCACCATCGGGGGAGCGCTAGCACTGAACTACGTCACCGCACACCTTGAGACCCTAAGCGAGAAAATGGAGAACGCCAATGACGACACCGAAAAATAAACCCGCCGCCAACCGGCTCAGCACCTACGCCGCCGTGCGCCTACCCACCGCGCCCAGTGTCACCCCAAAGCCCAGCCCCTTCGTAGCAAACACAACACCCCTCACCAAACAAACCACCTGGGGCGAGTCACTGGTAGCGAGCGCCGCCACCATCCGCACAGCCTCCCTAGGCACCGCATCATCGCGGCACCTCAACGCACTCAAAAAAGCACAAGGCTCAGCAGTAGGGGCCGGAGGCTGGCAAGAAGACGCATGGGGGTACTACAATCTCGTCGGCGAGTTGCGCTCGGTGCTCACCGGCCTAGCACACCAAGGCTCAGGCGCAATCCTCCAAATCACACTCCAAGAAGACGACGAATCAGAGGCCACCGTCGTCGAAGACTCGGACGTGCTCGAAGCACTCACCGACCTAGCACCCACCCGCGCCACCATGACCGCGCTCATCGAACGCGCCCTGCTGAACCTCGCAGTGGCCGGGGAGCTGTGGCTCATGCGCACACCCGAACAAACCCTCCCAGACGGCACCGACATCCCCGAAATGTGGCGTATCTTCTCCATCTCAGAAATCTCACTCGACGGCTCCAAAGTCGTTATCTCAGAACTAGGCACCCCTTCGGGGGAACAGCAGAAATGGGAGCTGGACGACGTACAGCTAGTGCGCGTATGGCGGCCACACCCCCGCTACTCGGAGCAAGCAACCAGCGCACTCGAAGGCGCGCGAACCGTACTAGCTCAGATAGTCACACTCGACCAGTACACCAGCGCACAAGCAGAAAGCCGCCTAGCCGGGGCCGGTATCCTGCTCACACCTCAGAGCGCAAGCACCGCGCTAGGCCAGCCTATCACCGCAACCCCCGCCAGCGACCCGTACACCATCCCTGAACAGGTAAGTAGCGGGGCAGACGAGTTCACCCGTACCCTAGTGGACAACATGGTTGAACCCATCCGCGACCGCGCAAGCGCCGCCTCAGTGGTGCCCTTAGTCTTGACCGTCCCAGATGAGTCAATCGACAAGTTCAAGCACATGACGTTCCAGACACCGCTAGACGACACCGCCGCCAAAGTGCAGGAAGCCTCTCTTCGTCGCCTAGCACTGGCGTTGGACTGCCCGCCGGAGTTCATGCTCGGCACCTCAGGCATGAACCACTGGGGCGCTTGGCTCATGCAAGAAAACACGGTGCGCACACACATCAGCGCGCCGCTGAACATACTCTGCCAGGCACTCACCGAACAGTACCTGTGGGGCTGGCTCACAGACCGGGGAATGAGCGACGAAGAAGCACGCAAGTACGGGTTCCAAGCAGAAGTAGACCATCTAATTATTCGGACAAACCGTGAGCTGGACGCAAAGCACCTCTACAGCATGGGAATTATCGACGAAGAAGCACTACGCGAAGCCACCGGCTTCACCGAAGCAGACGCACCGGAGAACCCGCTGTCCCCTGTGGAAGAACTCACACTACGCGCGCTACAGGCCAAACCTGAGCTGTGGGAGACTCCGGGTGCGAGCGAATTACTCGCACGCCTCACTGAACTCATCGGGGACAAGACACCCACCCCCGCCTTAGTGAACGGTGTCACCGTAGGCGCGTCCACCGGGTCACGCACAGGCGGGGCGGCCTAATGACCGCAACCCGCCCACTCTCCCAACCATTCGACGCATCCCACGTCGCAACCCTGCTCAACCTCCAAGAGCAGGGCGAGCGGGAGCTAGAACGCGCCCTCACCTTCGTAGTGAACCAGTTCATCGAAGCAGTCACCCGTGACGCGCTCATCACCCTCCAGCACCCCGCGCCTGACAGCATCACAGCGGCGGCAACACCCACCGGGTGGGTACCGCTCCAAGAACGCCGCGTGAGCGACCCGTTCGCATACACAACCGTCATGCGACGCTGGCGCGAAGCCATCAAAACCCTATACACCGACCACCTGCCAACACTAGAACGGTGGGAGGTAGACCCCCAACAGGTAGAGCAACTACTCACCGACTCGGGGCTACCCGCTCACCTATTCGAAGACGTGCAGGTCATCCTAGACAACGCCGCCGCCGAAGCATGGACAGAGACCAAAACCAAGCGCGCCCTGTCCAAGCTACTCATTCCCAAACAAAAATCAAGTACAAAAATCCCAGCCACCCAACGCGAAACACGGGACGAGTACCGGGCACGCATCCGCTCCACCGCAATAGAAACAATCAACCAAAACCTGCAACGCGCCACCGCGCGCCGAATCCAAGAACAAGGGCTATCCTGGAAGAAATGGGTAGCACACCATGACGATAGGACACGGCCAGCACACCGCGAAGCAGACGGGCAAACCGTACCCGCCACCGACACCTTCACAGTCGGAGGGTTCAGGATGAGGTACCCCAAAGACCCATCAGCGCCCCTACATCTCACCATCAATTGCAGGTGCATCATGGCAGGGGCCAAAAAGAAAGGCGACAACTTGGACGGCATCACCAACGAAGAGCTAACCACCATCACCGCAAGCGGTGCAGACACCGGCGGCGACCCTATGCCGTGGGTGGGCGTACTCGCACTCGAAGGACACCCCACCGGCGACGGGCGCACACTAGCCGCTGACTCCCTCACCTGGAACACGCCCGTGCCCCTTCGGTGGGTGAAGCAGGATACCGGCGAACACAACGGGGCCGTGGTAGTAGGTAAGATTCTCACCATCGACCGTGTACCGCATCCAGACAACCCCAACGTAAACATCATCAAAGCATCCGGCGTATTCGCGGAAACCCCAGAAGGCTATGAGGCACAGCACCAGGTAGCCGAAGAACTCGCACAGGGTGTTTCCGTAGATTTGGACGATATGCAGTTCACGTTCGCAGAAGACACCGAACAGAACGACAACGGCCCGCGCGACGTAACCATTCTCAAGGCACGCATCCGCGCCGCTACCCTTGTCGCAATCCCAGCCTTCGCAGAGGCAAAGTTGCAGGTGCTCACCACAGAAACCGACGACACCGACGACGAGAACGACGAAGAAAAAGCAACCTTCGACGCAATCGCAGACACCTACAGCAGCTCACTTTTCGACGACAGCGAAGACGACGACGACGGCGACGACCTCAGCACCTTCAACTGGGTCAGCGACGCGGGCGGGCTACCTCACTACATCGACCGCATCCGCAAAGCCCTACAACGCCGGGGAATGCCAAAATCACACGCCATTGCGTCAGCAGTGAACCAGGTCAAGCGGTGGGCACGCGGCGGCGGGAAAGTCACCGCAAAAACCCGCGCCAAAGCAGTAAAAGCACTCGCCGAATGGGAGGCCAAGCGAGCCGCCGCCCACGCCAAACCCAACAAGCACAGCGGCGACACCTCCACCTTCGACGCGCTCATAGCATCAGCCGCACCCGTGCACCCACCGGCTCAGTGGTTCAACGACCCTCACTTAGACGGCCCCACCGGAATCACCGTCACCGAAGAGGGCCAGATATTCGGCCACCTGGCGCTTTGGGACACCTGCCACATCGCAAGCGGGCCGGGCCAGTGCACCACCGCCCCACACTCGCAGACCGACTACGCTTACTTCCACACCGGCGCAATACTCACCGACGACAACCAAGAGTTAGCTGTGGGCCACCTCACACTAGGCACCGGCCACGCGGCACCAGACAAAACAGTACGCGGCACCATGGCGCACTACGACAACACCGGTCTAGCCGTAGCAGACGTGCGCGCCGGTGAAGACGAGTACGGGATTTGGGTAGCCGGTGCGGTACGCCCCCACGTCTCACCGGAAGACATCCGCACCCTTCGCAGTTCCCCGCTATCCGGTGACTGGCGGCGAGTGCAGGGCAACCTCGAACTGGTAGCCGCCCTCGCTGTGAACGTACCCGGCTTCCCCGTACCACGCACCAAAGGCGCTACCAAGAATAAGAGCATGTACTCACTGGTAGCCGCCGGTGTCATCCCGCCCGCACCCTCGGAGCCAGAGAACGAGCCGGACACGCCAACCACACCCTCCACCACCCCATCGGCGCTAGACCGCAAGGCAATGGCATACGCGCGTAACCTGTACCTCAAGGAACTAGACAGCCAGGCCCAGGCACACCGCGCCGCACTACGCAACGCAAAACTTGATAAACTAAGTGCAGTAAAAGCTTCACTCACCCCGCCCACCTCACCTACTCACTAAGGAGAACGACAATGTCTTGCAGTTCCTGCAACTCAGCACAGCAGATTTGGCCCTACGGCGCAGACATGGTTGTACCAGAACCCGCCCACTTCGACGGCGACACCACCGACACCGCACCGGCGGTTGAAGAAGCCCCGGCCACCCCTGAGCCAGCGACGGAGCCGGTAGCAGAACCGGAAGCTACCACTGACAACTAACCTATGGTATAGTTGAAACACGCCCGTGGCCCCCTGCAAAAGCAGGGGGTCAGTTTTTATGCGTAAAACACCGGCCCAAAGTGCTACACTATTAGTGAAATCGGGCGTGCATCCACCATTTAGAGAAAGAGGCTAAATGAGCACCCCCGAAGCAACCACCGACGAAAACGTAACCGTCGAAGAGCAGACCACCGAAGAAACCGCCACCTTCACCGCCCCCGAATCACTGGATGGCCTTTCCTCGGAGGAAATCCAGGAGTTCAACACCAAGGCAACCGAAGCATTCCTGAGCATCTACGGTGACGGCGAAAACCTCTCAGATGAGAAGGTTGAACAGCTCGAAGCACTCTCTGCACACATCAACGAGTTCAATACCGAACTGAAAAACCGCGAAGAAGCCGCCTCGGCACGCGCCACCAAGGCAAGCGAACTAGCCGCCGCCGCAGGTATCACCTTCTCCAAGGACAGCAAGAAGAAGGACGACGCTAAGCCCAAGGACGAAGAAGAGGCCCCCTTCGGTGACGACGAAAACACCGACGAAGAAGAGGCACCTAAGAAGAAGGACTCCAAGGACAAGAAAGAGAAGAAATTCTCCAGCATCAGCTACACCAAACCCACCCCCGCCAAATCCCAGAAAGTCGTACAGCACTTGCCGAAGAGCGCACCAGAAACCCCCGCAACCCCTGACGTAGTCTTCTCTTCGGAGGGCTCTAGCATCTCCATGAACGAGCTGGCAAAGGGCATCGACAAGCGCCTTGCAAGCTTCAACCTAACGCAGTACAACTCAGCGGCACACAACGGCATCGCCCTACGCGAGTCCTTCCACCTCGCCACCTTCTCCAAGCCCGACATCGGCAAGTTCTCCATCACCTCGAACGACGCAGACCACGTGAACGAGGTATTGGACTACGCAACCAGCGAGAGCCGCCTTGAAGGCAACTCCCTAGTCGCATCCGGCGGCTGGTGCGCCCCCTCGGAGACCCTGTACGACCTGGTATCCGACGCAACCGACGCGGGCCTGCTCTCCGTACCGGAGGTAGTCACCGCACGCGGCGGCATCCAGTTCGCAGAAGCCCTCAACTACACCACCCTCTCCAAGCAGATGGCACTGTTCCGCTTCTCGGAGGCAGACGATAAGGTAGCCAAGTACGACGGCAAAGCAAACAACACGCAGAAGCCCTGCTTCAAGGTACCCTGCCCCGAATGGCACAACGTGCGCCTTGACGTTATCGGCGCATGTGTTCAGGCCGGGCTTCTCCAGATGCGGGCATACCCTGAAATGATTCAGGCCGTAGTGCGTATGGTACTCATCGCACACGCCAACCTTGTATCCATGGCATCGCTCCAGGCCATGAGCGAAGGCTCCACTAAGGTCACCATCGCCGCAAACGGTGGCGGCACCGCCGCCCCGGTACTCGACGCAGTCGAGTTGCAGGCCAGCCACATGCGCGCCACCCTACGCCTGGCACCGAAGGCTACTCTTGAGGCAGTATTCCCCGCCTGGGCATACGGTGCAATTCGCGCCGACCTGGCAAGCCGCAACGGCGTAGAGCTGATTGACGTAACCGACGCAGACATTGACCGCTTCTTCACCGTTCGCGGCATCAGCGCACAGTTCGTCTACAACTGGCAGGAAATCAGCGCAATCAACGCCGATAAGTTCATCGGCTACCCCAACCAGGTTCAGTTCCTGCTGTACCCGGCGGGTACCTGGGTACGTGCAAACGCCGACATCATCACCGTGCAGGGCCTGTACGACTCCACCCTGCTTTCGAAGAACGACTACACCGCCCTGTTCACTGAGGAAGGCTTCGCCATGCTCAAGCGCGGTGCAGACTCCCGCCTGGTATCCGTAGCCACCGGCAACCGCGGCACCACCGGCGAACAGAAAGCCATCACCACCCCCACGGTAGACCTGTCGAAGGCACCCAACGGCGTGTAATCCACACCACACGCAACGGCCCCCCCCCCCCCCCCGCAGGCCCCACCCCCACAACACAAGCCACAAAAA